GTTAAACGTTCTTTTAGGGAATCTACATCAGTGTCGTCACTTTCATGAACATCACTCATCAATGATTCTGCATTGTATCTACCAAGAATTTGTTTAATTTCAGATAAACGCATTTGAACCACAGAACCAATGTCACCTGCCTGTTCTTGTAGGCCATTGGAACGAATATACTGAGTTACACGCATTAACTGTGAGCGCTCTTCACTTAGACCAATGATCTTTTGTCCAACTTCATCGTAGGGTGTGCCGCCTTCGGCAACGTGTTGCGTCATTATACGAGCGCCTGCCAAGTGAGTATGCGGATATTTGAATCGCTCGCCTTGTGCATTTTCAATAAACAATGCACTAATGTTGCGACTGCGACTGCCACGAACTTCTTCATTAACTGGTTTATTGTGGCGTATAATTAATTTAGCACCTTCTGTTTGTTGGTAGCTTGTTTTTACAGAACCCATGCTAGGTCCCAAACTCTCACTTACCATGTTTTCTGCATGTTTTAATTCTATGTCTGTACCTGAATAAGGCATAACATCAACTCCTATTAAGTATTTTTTGGCGATCCCACCTTTGATAGTTCGCTGTAACTGTTTTAATTTATTTTTATCTGTGCTTTCGCCAAATTTAATTTTGATAACGTTTTCTTTTTCAGATAGCTCAACAGTAAACTTCTGATCCATACTATAAAATCGTCTGCCTTCTTGTGCGTTCTGTGTTTGTTTGCCACCTGCATCAAAAATGGCTATCTGATAACCAAAGCCCTTGAGCTGGTCAAAAATTCTATCTGCTACAGTATTGAAATCAACGGCCATAGTATTATTTACCTTTTCTTATTATATTATACCTATTGGCATGGGCGCAACAAAATCACTGCTGCCGCGTTCTACCAATGCATTATACGTGTTTTCATCGTACTTCATTAAATGCTCTACTAGCCTAACTGCAAGTATTGTGCCCATGACTAAATCGTCAGTTTCGCCTTCTTTGGCGGCAAAACTTGCACCATGAGCAACAAATGTTTTTAGTTCTTGTATTAGATTTTTGCTTTTTGGCTTCATTTTATCTGACTCTATGTAGTATTTTAACTTGGTACAGGCAGCCAGCTTGCTTTTATTTGTAGTATTAAATCCTTTACGCTTTGCACCGGGTTCACTGAGAAAATATCCAGGGATATTGTCTTCACCATATTCTACAATTGCTACCAGCGCCGCTTCTCCAAGAGTATTGTTTTCAACGCTCCAGTACATTTGCTCGTTTTCCAGACCTTGATCTTTTAACCAGTTTAACAATGAGACTAACACTCGCAACTGACCTCGTACATCTGTTTTATTATGTTGCCATTCCGCAACTTGCGCTAGATCGGGCAAGCTGAATACTTGAATAGCCGCGCTGTCACCACCTGTACCCAAACTAGGGTCCCAGCCTATGGCATATGTCTTTTCTTTGTTTATTTTTTCATATATTCTAAGCTGGCCTATTCTGTCCATGGGGTCTATGCCCTCTAAGTTAGCCAACTTGATACTATTAATCAATGTTTCATCTGCGGCAATAAACTTACACTCATGTTCTCGAAAGAACCTATCTTCACCAATTTTACTGCGTTCATGTTCCGCCCAGGCTTCGTCTCTGTCAGGATGATCGCTCCAAATATATTTGATACTCTTAAAGCCATTTTTACCAACGGCTCTTGGATTACCATACTCGTCTATATTTTTAATGGCATCATTCCAAATTTGCGCAAACTGGTCATTGTCCTGGCTAGGTGTGCTTGTAATAATACACTTACCACCAGTTGATAACGTTGGACTCAGAGCTGTCCAGAATTCTTTGGCAATACGTGGCGGAACGAATGCAAACTCATCTAAGTATACTAGAGTGATAGACATACCACGACCAGTATTTTCTGTTGTTGTGGCGCTTACTATACGACTGCCATTGTCAAAATCAATACTGCCTTTGTTATAACTTGTTACACCTGCTTTAATCCAATTAGGCAAATGTTCGTACATAAAACGAACACGTTGCATAATTTCCTGAGATCCAGTGTATTTGTGTGCGGCAATTAAAATAGTACTATCCGGAACAAACATAGCGTACCACAATAGGTAACCAGCCGCACAGGTACTCTTACCCATCTGACGACCCAGCATATTAATACTGTATTTGAAGTTATGGTACGCATTGATTAGATCTACTTGATAATCGTAGAGTTCAAATCTTACTTTACCTTTTGTGGGATGTTGAATCCACATGTACTCCTTTAAGAAGTATACAGGATCAGTGGCGGATTTTACAATCTCCGCTATCTGATCCTCTGTATAATTTTCCTTCTTATAGGGCGCCTTGATGAAGTCGCTCATTTACTCTCTTTAAATACTTTGTATTCCTCAAACATTCCAACTTCTTCTTTCATTGGATTGTCACCCTGTTGCGGTGGTGTATAGCGAACATCTGCTCTTGCTGTGCCAGGCAATCCCCAATTTTTTGTATCACCAAAACTGCGTGGCTCGCGTTCCTGTGTTTGTGCTGGAGTATTCCCAAACGCTTCTTCGACATCTGCTTCTGGCTGTGCTGGTGCGTTTGATACCGACGTTGTTCCAGGAATACCAGCTAACTTAATTAAATTAGCAATATCTTGTGGCATGTCTGTTGTGGCATTTAATGTGCTACCGTCTGCTTTAGTAATTGTCAGTGTATAACGATCTTTGCTTTCTTCTGGTGCTGTTGCAATCGCTGCCATTGGTGGCATACCCATGTCATCACCACACTCATTTACTTTATATTTCTTACCGCCAACTTCGAATTCTTCCTCGCCGGCATCTTTGGCTGCTTTTAATGCGCCACTGAATTCGTTGCCTTCTTGTTTCATAACTATGTCAGGCATTTCTTTTTCTGGTTTAGAAACTGAATTGCCTGATTTAATTAAGTTAGCCACTGCTTGGATAGCGGTATCGTCTGGATTGTTTAATAACTTAACAAATGTATCAGACAACAACATTATATCACTGCGTGTTTGCTTGCCTGCTGTTGCGCGAGCAACTGCACCACGTAAACGTTGGGCATCAACACCCATAGTGTCTGCTAGCTTACTTGTATTAAGTGCTTCGTCGACTTTTTCATCTTTACACTCACAGGGTGTGCAATCACACTTGGAGCAATGCTCATCTTCTGCTTCTTGAATAGCTTTAAGACCGCGCATTACATTTATGATATCTTCGTTAGCTTTTTCTTTTTTGTCTTCAGTGTCATCTGCGCCTGGCTTTTTATCTGCCCAATCAGGTACACCGTCTTTGTCAGCATCTGGCTTCTTTTCTTCTGTGACGGCACCTTGTAAACCGCCTATGGCGTTTAGCCTTTTTAAAATAGTTTCAAAATTCATGATTATTTTCCTTTACCCATTGGGGCTACAAATTTACGTACAGGGCTAGTTTTGTTTGTGCTGGCGCTGTCTCCGATTTCTGGTTCAGTTGCAGGCACATCTGGGTCTGTAACTTTGGCATGTTGTAAATTTTCTTTGCGTTTGTCAGATAACGCTTTTAATTCTTTGAGTAAGTTCGTATTAAACTTATCACCAAATGTTTCCTCTTGTGTAGTTGCCGTCAGCTCTGTGGTTAACAATGGCTCTTTGGCCAGTGTTTTGCCTGCGTCGTCCTGCGTTTCGCGTGGATCTTCTGGGCTACGAACTACTACAAGACCCTCTGGTACACGCAACATACTGGCTAATTCGCTGTGTAATTGCTGTAGGCTAACAGGTAAATTAGCAGTAAAGTCAATGATATAAACTTCTGCTTGATCTAACTGCGGAAAGTCTAGAGGACGCTTTTGAAGTATAGTTTTCTGTGGAGCAGTTACTTGCTCTACGTCATACTTTTCTAAGTGACGTTCAATTTTATCAAGAACCTCGTTACTGCAACCGCAGGCTAGTTTGATTCTTACCTTATGTTGCTTTTTAACAGATTCTAAGTATTCTAATAATGTTGGCATTCTTTTCTCCGATAAATTATTTATCACTTTTTCATGTTCTGATTAATGAGATTTAATATAGCATTTCTGTCTGTGCTTAATTCACCATTATTATTCTGTGCTTCCTCTTCGGGTTTTTGCGTTTGAGCAAGTCTAGCCGCTTTGAGTTGAAGTTCCACCATTTTTAGCTTTTTATCTAATTTAGCTGTTTTGGCTGTAATTGCGTTGCTCATCATGGTACTGGCAACTTCAAATACCTTACCTGCATTTCTATCATCCATATTAAAACCAAGGTCCATTAGCTTACCAAAACTATCCATGGCCTGTTGAGCATAATCGTCCAAGTCTCTGTCTTCTGTTTCCAAACCTCGCACCTGAGGTAATGCTTTATCGATCCTATCTGCAATATCCATCTGCGTAGTAAACTCACTGGAATCAGGAACTGTCATTGGAATAACATTTGTAGACAGCGGCAACTGTAGCTCGTCAGTGTCGTTTCGGTCAGATTCGGTGTTATCTACATTAAAAAATTCTTCAAGACGTTTAGTAATTTTAATTCTCCTTTGATTTCCAGACTCGTTTACCGTCAATTAAACTCCAGGTCTTACCTTTATTTGCCGCGCCACATTTTAATTTTTCTTCCGAAGATCTATTTCTTCGGCGTTCTTCAGCGGCTAATAATTTACTTGTTTTTGTTTTCTTTTTCCCTATCATACCGAGTCGAGCTTTTTCAATGCGCTCCGCTGTATATGATTCTGGTTTACAACACGATTTCAGTACTCTATTACGGCGTTCATCATCACTAAGTTTTGATAGCTGTTGTTTAACAGTATTACTGATTTTTAATTTAGTTTCTTCTGTGTGAAAGGTCAAATACGACTCGTGCCCGGTTTGTGATTCTATGAATAATCGTCTGCCCATTTCATATTGGTGAGAGGTAGGACGATGACGTTTTCCTGTTGCATTACACATTCTCCAATATGCGAAATTCATTTTTTTCTTGAACTTGATTTCGACTGCCTTTACTAACAATAGATGACAGATAAAATGCTCTCTAGCTGTTAATCTTATTACATTAGATTTAGAATCGTTACCACCAAGGCTCTTGGGAATAATATGATGAGATTCATAGTAAACTTGTTCAGACTCTATTCTTTCCTTGGCTGCATTAATTATGTTGAAGTACCAAGTAGTATATTTGCAATTTATAAACATATAATATTTATCAATCTTCTAATTTTTTAGTCATCGTTTACGTGTTCTTTTTGCTTTTGGCTTATTATTAGGTTGCCAATTGTTGTATATATCTTCTTCGGTTAATATTCTAAATTTTAATCCGTGTTTTTGGCACCATGCTCTACATGCTTCCCACTTAGCCATATTCAACACAACCGCAGCCTTTTCCTGCTGAGTTTTCGATAACTCCAATACTGCTTGGTTACGTGGTTTGACTTCAATGACTTCACTGATTTTGTTGCCATTTTTATCCTGATACGTTATTAAAAAATCAGGATAATAAGTTGTTTGTTTTCCTGTAAAAGGATTGATATAGGGTATGCGTAGACTTTCACTGGCCCAGCCTATAACTGCGGGGTGTGTGTCGCAGAATCGCATCACTGTTAATTCCCAGCCAGATCTATATTTAGGTTGGTTACTGCCTATATAACGGCTGGGATTGGTGGGTGTAAAGAATCCCTGCGTATAATTATAGGCCATTATATAACCTGTCTGGAAATACTGCGGGGTATGTTTGCAGTATCTAAAAATCCTATTTGACTGCTGTTTGTTCTTGATTTATTTAAGATATCATAAACATGATTGTCGAATTTAAGTCCATTGGCAGTAACATATTTTATTATAGAATCCACATCTTCACCGGTGGTGTCACTTATTTTAAGTATAGCCACTGTTAGTTGCTTTGCCAAAGTCTGCGGTACTTTTTTATTTAAAAGTTTGCCATATAACATATCAAATCTAGAAGCTTCGTAGTTCATTATGCTCCTCCTAGGCCGCCACCGACACCACCGCCGGTGCTTAACGGAGGTAAACTGGGTAAAGATTTTGGTGTAAGCCTACCACCGGTAGCATCACGAACTCCTTTGATAACTTCGGGATTGGTACTTGCTCCATATATTTTTGGAGCTTCTGTGATCTGTGTTACACTATTGCCGCCAGTACTACCTTTTGTTTCATAGGTAACACTTTCAAAACGTACACTGATCTGCCAAGATATTGCTTCACTGGCACTGTAATCCAGAGTATCATGTTGTACATCTATTATTTTTGGTTTCCATAGAGTAGCGATACTTTCTGTTTGTATATTAGTTCTATCGTCATCTGCTCCATAGAATCTTGAAATTTCTATTCTATCTATTACTGCATCAGAGTCCTGTAGCTTCAAACCAAAACCATCAAAAGTATTTCTGACGCTGCCACTTAGTGGTCTAAAGCTGTTAGACACTTGACCTAGATAACTTACAAGGAAGTTTTGAAATCTATTATCTTGTGTGTCATAGAAAGAAATACTGATAGGTTCAAAACTTATTTTAGTTGGCACTAATTGCCTAACGTTCCATGAGTTAACAACCTCAGTATCTATGCTGTATTTTGGTAGTTCTATTGATTTTAAGCAATCGTAAACGTATCTTGCTTCGGCAACCTTTGAACTATAAAAAGCCACTTGGAAATGATACTTTAGGCGCGGAGCCTTGTCCGCGCCTAAACCATACCACTTCATAGCGTCAGTTAATGCCGCCATTTACTTTCCTTAAACTGCGTTCTGGAATCCTGAACCCGTCATACTACCCTGAGTTAGGGCGCCACGGTCACTGGATCCAGCAGAACCTGGGTGAATATCAGCGTTATCATAACGGATTTGTAATGTAATTTGCATTACATCGCTGGTTGCATAATTGTTTTCACCATAATTTGCATTTTGAATAAAACAACCATTCAAACTCCATGTTTCGATAACTGTTCCAGGTTGGCTACCGTCTAATTGTTCGATAACAATACCAAACTTATAGTCTTTGCCAGCTGCCGGTGCGCTTTGTAAACCATGATTCAATTGCTTTTGCAATTGAGCGGCTACATCACGACTTACACCGTTGTTCATGTCGTCTCGTAAAGTAATTGTAATTGGTTCCCATGTATGTTTTGCAGCCAAATATGCTCGGCTGTTATATGCATCAATGGTAACTTCGTCGTGTGTCACGCTGGGGCGTGTAACACTGATCACGTTTTGTGTGAAATCGTTACTGCTAGCGCCGGCGCCAAAGTTATACATGTTTACGCGAAACCTGTATTGTAACTTAGGCATCATAATGACGCTGGTGCCGCCTGCTGGTACGCCGAATTGTGTTAAATCTGCCATCTCTTATCTCCTTGGGCTAATATATTTATCAAGCTGATAACTCGCCTGTGTTGACAACACGAATTGGGATGTAGATAAATTCAGCAGCCTTAACTGGTTCAATCGCTACGTCTATCCACAATTCATTTCTATCAATTCTAGCAGGTGTGTTGTTTGTTTCATCACAAACAACGATAAAGTCATAAATTGCTCGCTTGCTGATCATGTCTGCAAGGAAGCTATCAAAAACTTGTTTAGCATTGGCTCGTGTGATCTTATCGTTGGGTTCAAATATGAACGGACGAGCTAATGGATCAAAACGTTCACGTAGGTGAGCTAACAAACGTCCTACGTTAACGCGATCTAGTGCGCTGGCAAAACTCTGCATTGTACGTTGACCAAAGACGTATAGACCTTGACCAGGGAAACGTGTGATTGGGTTAATACCCATTCTGCTTCCGTCACCATACAACGTATCACGTTGTCCATTTGTCAATGCTACTGGTACGAATTCACCTTCTGCACTAATATAACCTACATTACTTGCGTTAGTTACAACACCACGTGTCAGACCAGCCGGAGCAAACCAGGGATAAGCAACTTGGTCGTTGTATGCATAAGTCCTTAGAACAATGTGGCTTGCTGGTACTACTACGTCATTACCATCTAAGTCGCTGGTAAAGCCGCTTGGGTAGTAGCATGCTGCCTGTGCGCTGGTTGATGTAATACCACGTTCGCCGTTAGTAGCTGCATAGTTACCGCTCATCCAGTTCAACAATTCTTGACCCTGTGGTTTCAATCTAAATGGTGTGTCTAAAATAATAAACGCTGTTTCTTTACGATCTACATTTAAAGAAACCATTTCATCTAGTAACTCTGGGTAAGCAGGAGCCGCAATCAGTGTGAAGTAAGTCATTTCTTCACGGATCTGTGTGTTTTCATTGACCACAGATTGCATAGCACGTACGACCGCACGACGTTGCGCCTTACGGAACATATATGGACTACCATCTTCTTCGTTACCGCTGAATGTGCTCCAGCCTTTGACTACTGTTTCACCGTCACCTAGAACTACGTCACCATAGATCTTAACGTTGCCTGTGCTTATTGCACTGTTCCATAGTAACATACCATCTGGTTGTAATAGAGGATCTGGACTGTCTGTTATACCACTGGCGCCGCCATCTCCATTGCTAGTGTCTGCCGCTGTCATTGTCAAATCAGCAAAAATAACACCGTTGGGTGTTGTCTGATCTTTGATATCACGCTCTACCCATGCACTACCGTCATAACGGAAGATACGTGGATAATTTTCTGGATCATCACTGTTAATCCAAAAGTCGCCTGTGCTAGGACTGCTTGGTTCGCTGGCATCAATAGTAACTGTGTCTGTTACAGGTTCCCATTGACCGTTGGCCTTAACGTATAAGTCTACATTTAGATTTGTATTATACCACAATGCACCGTCAGGCGTCGCACCTTTTAATGCTGTTGCACTGGCAGTTTCATAGGCAGAACCCCAGTTTGTGCCATCATACTTGCGTATTTCAAAACTGGCGTAACCAGATGCGGCACGGGCAAACAATTTGCCTGCTGTTAAGCTAGAACCAAATGCTGTAGTTGCATCACTGTCACTGCCATAAACAGGTACTGACTGTGTTGCCCACTGGCGTGTTGTAGAATTCCACTTTTTAACAACTACGTTTGCACCAGAATTAGGTGTAGTAGTCTTAATCCAGATGTCACCAACTGCTGTTGCGCTTGGAATCTGATAGTGAGGGGCTGCAAAAACCGTGTTACCTAGTGCGCTGTTAGTGGCAATAATCCATGCACCAGAAACTTTTTTGTATGCAAAATAACTAGAAACTGCGGATGTTGCAACAACTGCGTAGTCACCGTCTGTGCCAATACTAAACAGAGGTGTAACACCTTGACTATTGGTTGTGTCATCTAAACTAGTGATAACGATGGGTTCTTTGGCTTGCCAAGAAGCTGTACCTGTTGCAGATGCCTCAAAAATACCCCAGGAAGTCACTGTAGTATCTAACCATAAAGAACCATTTGCAGGATCTCCTGCAGGCTCTACATCTGTTGGTTCTAATTGTGCAAGATCAATGTCTGCACGTAATACATATGCACGGTTAGCAAGACCAAGGTAACTATAAGCGGCATATAAACCGTATTCGTTGACTTCAGAACCGTGTACTGGTGTGCCATCGATTACTTTGAAGTATGGCTTACCAAATAATTCAACCAACTCACGTTGGCTAGTTAGTAAGTATGGCTTATTTGCATTAACGGGCATTGTGCCCTCTGCATAACCACTTCCACTTACATTTGCTTTGTTAGATTGGGTAGCAATGACAATTAGCGGTACTGTACCTTGTCCTGCAGAACCGTATTGGCTTTCGTCGATAACGCTGACTGCTACGCCCGGTGAAACTAATGTAGGCATGTTTTTCTCCTTATTGTAGGTTACCAGTATTTATACTGGTTTGGAGAAAAGAGCCTATTTAGCTCGGATTACTAAATTAGCTGATTCAGAAGCACATCGTTTTGCAATATTTCTTCTACTTGCACAAACAAATCGTCCAAAGAATTATTGTTGTCCAGTACATGATCAAATTCCGTACCTACCCACGCTGTTTCACTGGCATGCACTTTTCTCTTAATTAATTCAATTTTTGCTGTTTCTGAATTATTTAGATTTTCATCCAATGCTAAATTATACCAGTCTGGTTCAGGGCCGCGCACTACTCTCATAACTATGCCACCTGCACTTTTGATACTGGCTATTTCATTGGGAAATCTGCAATCGCTGATTACAATATCATCTTTGGTTTTACGCAACTTGTTTTCTACACTTGCTATCCAAATATCATCGTGAAAACTTCGTCTGCACACTTCTGTACCCCAGTACTGTAACACCCAACGTGGTGTTAAATTAGGCATGTTTAGTCGTTCTGCCCACCAAGGATCTACTTGTTCACGCCATTCACGCGCTTCTTTAGTACGACCTTCTAGTAATACTCTGTCCCAACCAAACACTGAAGCCACAGCATCTTTTAATGTATTAGCAAAACTTTCACGACGAAAGCCGTGTACATTTACTAGATAGTCGGCAATTGTGTCTTTGCCGCTGCCAATAAAACCACATACACCTATAATCATTTAACTGTATCCTCTAGCCACTGCTTACATTCCGGCCACTGTTTATAAATGTGTGCTAGGCCACCTGCATTCCTCCACTCAGTGCAGTTACTGGTACGATCATCAATTAAGATGTCACCGAGTTTGCAATGGCGCCATTTATCGCCGCTGAATGGTCCAAAGAATACTGGAATATCGGGATACCGCTCATGTGCCCACCATACTTTATCACTAGCCGCATGCGGCATTGTATAGTCGTGTGGTAATGCTGTTAAGAAATACAAGCCACAGCCTGTTTTTTCTTTATGGTGTCTGCACCATTGCACAAGTTCATCTGCACCTGCTTTTTTGGGCAGATTGCGATAAAAATGAGGATCTCTTTGAAGTTTTTTCCAGTCGCTGTCAGGAATACGCTCACCGTAGTTCCAGTCACGTTCAACCATTTTGCGAGCAGTTGCCATCCAGTCTGCAACTACATCATCCATGTCTAAATATATGTTCATATAACCATTGTATAGCCAGCGGTTTTAAATGTCAACGATTTTTTTGTTCTGTTTTACCAATAGGTATATGTTATCAGATAACCTAGCATAACGTTGATTGTGCGTAAGATCAAGCCCTGCCGAATCTATACTGTGCCAAACATAATCAGTGTGCACGAGTACATTCTTTCCAACATCGGAAAGAGTATGTATTCCTATTGGTCTATTGTGTATACAATCCAACCAACTTGTTCCCATTAAATATAGATTTTCAATATCCGTATGTTTATTTAAAAATCCCATTAATTCATCAAATGATGTTATTGCAATCTGCAACTTGTCTGAATTTCGATAATTTAATACTTGTGGAGAAGTTTTGTTACTTCGAGGTAAACATAGTTTTGTATTATTATACCAGATATTATCGATGTTAGTGTCTAGATCTGCACAATCATAGGATGCCAGAATAACCAAAGATATTTCTGGTGTGTTGTCTATAATTTGTAAAATTTTAGTGTACAAGTTTTCAAATGCATTATGGTATGCACTGTCTGACATATCCCAGCAATCTATCAGTATTGCCGCTGAAGGTAATTTTAAAATATCAGCACTGGCCATTGTCTTTGGGTGTGGGATTTTCGCCGGTTAGTTTTGGTCTGGCAAACCATAACTTAAACCATTCGTCTGTTCCAGGACGTACATAGTGTTTCTTTTGATATTGTGCTTTTTCATTACCGATGTCGCTGATATTTTCCTGAGAGTTTTGCTGTGCATATGGCTTTAGTAAACTCAGCGAATCTATACCTGCTAGCTTTTTAAGTTCTGCCAGGGCTACCGGATCAACGTATGCATCTGGGATAGTTGGATCATCTCCTTCAAGACGAAACGTTTGGCTAGTAACTCTGTATTGCTTATCCAATTATGAACCCCATAGGTGTTCCGCCATCTACATAATTGATTAGATCTTGTTCTAGCTTTTCAAGTTCTGCCTGTGCTTCACTCTTTAAGTTATCACCATTTAAACTTGTTCCGCCTTGCGGTCCTGCAATTGTAGCAAACTTACTACGAGCTTCACCGAGAATAAACTTAGCCTGTGCAAAGGCGTAGTCTCGAACCCAACTACCAGCATAGGGATCTATCAATATGTCTTCGTCGTCACGTTCTACAAAACACCATACATATGCAACATCATCTGCATGGAATTTTCTATGCAACACTAATTTATGATCGTTTTGCAACCAGGTATGGGTAACATAACCGCCAAACATACGTGCCAGTAATTCTCTACGATGTGCATACATCTCGTAGTTTATTAAACCTGCACTCATGTTAGCATTTTGCAACAACATATTAGTTAGGTACATAGCATCAAAAGGATCAAAGCTAGAACCAGTTGGTCCTGCACCTAAATTACCTGTCTGTCGTAGTAAAACGTCACGCACTACTACTACATTCAAAGGTAACTGATATTCAACCTGCTCTGCTTTAATTTCCAGGGCAATGAACTTTTCTGTTGTTGCTCGTTGGCTTCGCTGTCTATATTTACGCAGTGATTTACTTACTGCTAGTTCATAGTGCTCGAGATCTAGCTCGACATCAACCATGCCTCCGCCTAATCTAAGCTCTATTTCCTTAATTACTTCATCTTTGATAGCCATAAAAAATCTCCCGTTAAGTATATTTAGCGGGAGATTTATGGTTTATAATATACTTACTTGTATACTTTTAGTAGGATCATGTCCTTGTTGATACGTCCATTGAGTTTAGTTTCTGTGGCCTTAATAGTCTTAAACCATTTCTTAGCGGCGGGTTTGCCGTTGGCTGTGAACTCTTTGAGTTGCTCTGCAGGCTTTCGCAGTGTTTTTTGCACACTTGCCGCGGCATCAAAGCCTTGGATAGCCGTACCCTTAACACCCAGTGCACCTGCATACTGATCTACAATGTAGATGCCCAGTTTACGTGTCTTGGTATTATAAACCCAAAGTTCTTGTGCTGTGAGAATAGTAGTGGCATCCACACTTTTCAATTTAAGCTCTGCGAACTCCTTGAGGTGTTGCATCTTGCTGACAACCTTTTCAGGGGTGACTGCTTTCTTCTTGCGTGGTGCCTTGCTGGCTTTCTTGATAACTCCGTAGCTGTTACAGTCAGCTACAACCTGAGTCCACCACTTGACGATTGAAGTTAGTTGACGCTTGCCAAGATGCTTATAGCCTTCAATAACTTGACTGTCCTTGGTTGTGATCACATCGTTGAACTCTGCAACCTTGCGTTCGGCAAGTGCTACGATAGTTTTCATATGTGCAGGTTGAATATTGTACTGTACCAAG